GTAGCCGTAGACCAAGATTACTTCTGGCAACCCATGGGTACTTGCCCGCTATCCGTAAAGGTCCAACTGCTAGGAGCTGGAGGCGTGGCAACGTATGGCAATTGGGATGGCTATAACGGTTTCTGGAAAGGTTGGGCACCGTTACCTAAACGTAAGGAACAACACAATGAATGACAAAGGTTTGGAGCAGTGGGCCTGGGAGTGCGATATAAAAGAAGATATAAGCAAACTAATAAAGTTTGCTGACCGCATACATTACGAAGCATTCTCGAAAGGCTATGACGCAGGGATGGCATACCAAAAAGAAGTAAATTTAACAACAATCAACAGAATCATTAACGAACTGAAAGGGAAGCTATGAAGAGACTACTTGCATTTGCACTGCTGTTCGCAACACAAGCCCAAGCAGAATCCTGGGGTGGAAAAGACAAATGGCAGCACGCGATTGTTGGCGCGGGTACCGGGGCAGTGTTCACAAAGATCACGGACGACTGGCGCTATGGCTGCGCCGCTGCTGCGGCTGTAGGTTTGGCCAAGGAGATTTACGACAGCACCAACCGCAACCGCCACACGCCATCGTTCAAGGATTTTGCAGTGACTGCTGCGGCTGGATGCGGATCTAGTATTGTCGTTGCACCAAACTATATCGGCTTCAATATCAAATTCTGAGGATCACATGCCAAGACCAGCCCCACCCTGCAACAAGGGCCGCAAAATCATAAAAGTCAACGCGCTGATGATGGCCCAGTTAATGAAGCACCTGATGGAAGGCGATTACACGTGCCAGGAGCTGGCCGAGGAAACGGGCCTGCACTACGTGACTGTACTGCACTACACACGCGAGATGTATAGAGAGGGAGTGCTTCACATCTGCAAATGGGACAAGCGGCCAGAATCAAAGGATCCAATAAGAATTTACAAGTTTGGATCAAAGCCTGATGCCAAGAAAAAAATAATGACAGATGTGGAAAAGTCTCAACGGTACCGACAGAAAAAGAAACAACTAAGGTTGGTTCAAATGATGGCAGGAGACTCTACGCTGTTCACCCGGAAACCGAAAGCACAGCAGACACAACAAAAGGAAGCGGCATGAAGATCAAACTAGCACCCCCAAAAATGGATGCATTTGATGAGGATGACATCGCCGTTTTTACGATGGAACTAGTAGATGAGTCTGCCGCCAGCATTGAGATCAGGGCTTGGATTGATAGAGACAATTGGCCGGTGATTCAACAGGCTGTGGCGGATGCTTTGGAAATGATGCTTCCGGAGGGCGGGTAATGCTCCGTGACTACCAGCAGCGCACTATTGACCATCTGTACCAATGGTTCCGCAACGGAAACGAGGGGAATCCTTGTCTTGTGCTTCCGACTGGCTCAGGAAAGAGCCACATCGTTGCGGCATTGTGCAAGGATGCCTTGCAGAACTGGCCAGAAACCCGGGTTCTGATGCTCACTCATGTGAAAGAGCTGATTGAGCAAAACGCGGAGAAAATGAGACTCCACTGGCCGGGAGCGCCAATGGGTATTTATAGCGCAAGCATTGGACGGAGGCAACTCGGGGAGCCTATCACTTTTGCAGGCATTCAGTCGGTGAGGGACAAAGCTCATCTGATTGGTCACGTTGATCTGGTCATCATTGATGAGTGCCACCTTGTCGGACACAAGGACGAAGGAGGTTATAGGCGGCTGTTGGCCGACCTGAAGGACATCAATTCCAATCTTCGTGTGGTGGGCCTTACCGCTACTCCCTGGAGGCTAGGACACGGTTTAATCACTGATGCGCCCGCGATCTTTTCCGATCTAATCGAGCCGGTGAGCATTGATGAACTGGTCAAACGCAAGTTTCTTGCTCCGTTGCGATCAAAGGTAACCGCTGAGCGACTGGACGTATCAGGCGTTCGCAAGCGTGGCGGGGAGTACATTGAGGCCGAGCTGCAAGCCGCCGTTGACAACGAGGCACAAAACAGAGCGATCGTGCAGGAGGTCATCACTAGGGCCGATGATCGTAAAGCTTGGCTGTTCTTCTGTGCCGGTGTCCGTCATGCTGAGAACGTGCGAGACGTGCTGCAAAGCCTCGGAATCGTTGCGGAGTGCGTGACAGGGGATACGCCGAAAGCGGAGCGTGAACGCATTTTGACGCTCTACAAAGCCGGGCAAATCAGGGCATTGACGAACGCGAATGTGCTAACGACAGGGTTTGATTACCCTGATATTGATCTGGTTGCCATGCTGCGCCCGACGATGTCACCTAGCCTGTATGTGCAGATGGCAGGCCGAGGAATGCGCCCAAAGAGCCACACCGACCATTGCCTAGTGCTAGATTTTGCTGGTGTAGTGGCGACACATGGCCCGATAACGGCAGTGCAGCCTCCGAAGAAGGCAGGATCAGGCAATGGCGAGACCCCAGTAAAGCTGTGCGAGGCTTGCAACGAGCTGTGCCCGATCTCCGCCAGAAAATGCCCAGCTTGTGGCGCTCCGTTCCCTGAACCAGAAAAAAAGCCCCTGACGCTGCACGTTGACGATATCATGGGCATCGAGGGCACAGAGATGCTCGTACGGTCCTGGATCTGGCGTAAGCACACAAGCAGGGCATCAGGTAAAGAAATGTTCGCGGTCACTTATTACGGTGCCCTGAGTGATCCTCCGGTTACCGAGTATCTGACAATCACGCATGATGGGTATCCGGGTGAAAAGGCAATTAGGACGTTCATGGACATGGCCAAAAAAGCCGGTGCGCCCATCGGGTCTCACGAGGATCTAGACGAATGCGCCAAGATCATGACGAAGGCCACGCCGCCGAGCTTGGTGGAGTACCGCAAAGAAGGGAAGTTTGTTCGAGTTATCAACCGAGAATGGGGGATCAATGAGTGAGCCACACGTTGTCCAGGTGTACCGAGAGAAACTGAGAGAGGCAAAGAAGGGTTTGTACCCGCCGAAGTGCTGTTACACATGCGACCATTTTGCAGACCATGACTACTGCACGATGTTCGATGAGAAAGTGCCGAAAAATTTTGCCGGGTCAATAGATCAATGCCCGAGTTGGTTTGAGGAGATCCCATTTTGATGAACAAACAAGAACGACATCAGTTTGATCGTTTAACCCGTTTGCTTGAGGTTGAGAGAGAACGCGCCGAAAAAGCATGGGTCGGATACCGTGAGATTTTGTATGAAGTGGTGGATCTCAGGATGAAGCTAGAAAGAATTGAGAAAGCACTTAATGAAAACTTTGACTGACGTTGTACCCACCGAACACTTTGAGCAACGTGAGTTTGTGAAGTGGTTCAGACAGACATATCACGGGGTCAGAATCTTCGCCATCCCAAACGGAGGAGCCAGAACAATCACCACGGCAACGCGCCTGAAGTCTGAGGGCGTGTGCAGAGGGGTGCCCGATCTTTTCATTCCATCCTGGGGCCTGTGGGTGGAGATGAAGCGGAAGAAGGGTGGCGTTGTTAGCGCCGATCAAAAAGACTGGATTGATTACCTGGAGGCCAATCAATACCATTGCATCGTTGCCAAGGGGTGTGACGACGCAAAGCAACAAATTGGGGAGTTTATCCTAGAACACATTGACATTGAATGTCAGCGCATTCACAATTGAACCCATCGCAACACACAACCCGGAGCTTCCGAAATGTGCTACATCACCAGCCAAACCAACAAGTACCTCGATCAAATGGAACAAGACGAAAAGGAATATGAAGAGGAATTTCAGTTCATTGCTGAATTTCGTATTGATGATGTTTCATACGAGATGGAGAACGACACCATCACGTTTGTTGAGGCGTGCAACAAGGTTGAGAAGGGTCTCATGAGCCTTGAGCAATTGGGCCGATTGGTGATGACTGCACGAAACGACATTATTGACTCTATGATCGACTAACAAATATGGGGGTCTGAAAAGGTAAGTTCGGGTGAGCCCGACACCCCCGCCAAATCATGAATACAAAAGCCCTGAAATTGGTAAGAAAGCTGTGGAATAACAGTTCGGTTTCACGGAATGTAAACCGGCACAATCAGCGCGAGTGGGTTCGTGCTGTTCGTAAACTAGGCAAGCGGTGGCTGCTTGCGGAGACTCAATCAAAAGGAAACGTATGTCAGACGTGGAAGGAACATTGCAGGAACGTGGCAAGAAATACGGCAAGTTTTCGGGACATGCAGAAGTCTCACAGGACCTCAAGCTTGTAATTCGGACACACCTCAAGCATCGAGGCAAGATTCTTGCCTTGGACCAGCAAGAGGCCCTAGATATGATCTGTCACAAGATCGCCAGGATCATCAACGGGGACGCCGACTACGCCGATAGTTGGCACGACATCGCAGGCTACTCAACTTTGATTGTTCAACGACTGAAAGGAGATGATGATGTGTAACGGTAACTGTGGTCAAGGTCGTCAATGCGATTGCGTTACAGATTTTGAATTCGAATGGTACGAAAAAACAGAATTCGAGAGTTTTGCCTCGAAAGCTGCGACAATTTTACTGGTTTTATTGATCGTCATAAGCCTCGCCGGCTTGGCGATGCTTCATATATAAGATTCGTTCAGCAATACGACGCCGTTGTAACCCGGGCAGGACTTTCCCGCCTGCTCGGACAAACTTCAGAAACTCGCTGGCTGCTCCAGCGTAGTCTTTTCTGAGGTGCTTTCTTCTGAGCGTTGACCGCTGAAGGGCACCGAGCCCCAAGTTGAAAGCGAAGCTAACCAAAGCATCAAATTGACATTGCGAGATGTTTGTTCCGCACAGTCTCTCAACACCCCGCTCAAACCGACGAAGATCATTTCTGAGTAGATCATTGACTTCCTCTTGTGTGAATGTCCGATTGTGAGCTGGAGCGAGTTGGAAGTGCATACGCTCCTCGAGCGTTAGGTGATGCTGCCTTGGGTACAAAACATGCCCGACGCCGACAGTCCAGAGCAAAGCAGGGCACCTGTATGGCTTGAGCCTGACACCCTCAAAGTGTTTGATAAGGCTGATGCCGACTTCTGAAGTCTTCATTTGCCGAAGGCTCTGCCGCCGAAGTGGAACGCTATCACGGAGGCAAATAGCGCCTGGGTGTTCTCGTCCCAAAGCTGCGCAGCCACATCAACGAACGATGCGCCAGCAGCCACACCGTAAAAGAAAATCCCGATGTCAATCAGCACCAAGAGGATAAAGAACCCATAGGTAACCACAGGCCGCACTGATGCTCGAAGGTTAATCACCCACTGGCTAGCACCCTCGCCGATGGCAGCATCATGGGTGTAGATCGCCTTCATTTCGTCGCTCTGTGCGCCAATTCTGGCCTGGATCTCTCGGCTTGCAATCTCCATCTCCAGCTGAGCGGAGCGGATCTCCTCTAGTTTGGCCTCAGCATCAAAGCCAATCTTTCGGAGTTCCAACTCCCTCTGAATCTGCATCCCTAACAGCTCAATCTCTTGTCGCTTGTCGCTGCGATCCTTCATGAACTCCAAGAACCTGGGCAATCCGCCA